TTCTTCTTTACCAAGAGGTGTAGAAGGTTCTTATGGTGTGTTTGATTCAACTGCGCTATATGTATACAATAAGTATGCTGATAATTACGTATGGATTCCTGCATCTGGTCATATGGCTGGTCTTTGTGCTAAGACTGATAATTTAGCAGAACCTTGGTTCTCTCCAGCAGGTCTTAATCGTGGTTCTCTACTTGGTGTTACTAAGCTTGCATTTAATCCAAAGAAGGCTGAAAGAGATTCTCTCTATAAAGCCGGAATTAATCCAATCGTATCCTTCCCTGGTCAAGGTACGGTTCTCTTTGGCGATAAGACAGCACAAGCTAAGCCATCTGCATTCGATAGAATCAATGTTCGTAGACTATTCATCGTACTTGAAAAAGCTATTGCAACGGCTGCTAAATATCAGTTGTTTGAATTGAATGATGAATTTACTCGAGCAATGTTCAGAAATATGACTGAGCCTTTCCTTCGGGATGTTAAAGGTCGTCGTGGTATTACTGACTTCTTGGTTGTATGTGATGAAACCAACAATACCGGTGAAGTAATTGATACTAACCGATTTGTTGCTGACATCTATATTAAACCTGCACGTTCGATTAACTTCATTACTCTTAATTTCATTGCTACTCGTACTGGAGTAGATTTCTCTGAAATCGTAGGCAAATAATTATAAATAAAGGAAAGAACTATTATGGCAAACGTAGATGATTTCAAAGGTAGACTTATTGGAGGAGGCGCTCGCGCTAATCTCTTTAAAGTTATCGTTCCTAATCCGCCAGTAGGTGCCGGTTTAAATACCGAACTATTGTCGTTCACATGTAAAGGCGCACAGCTTCCTGCTAGTGTTGTTGCACAAATTGATGTACCATTCCGTGGTCGTCAATTGAAAGTTGCTGGTGATCGTACATTCGAAAACTGGACAATCACTGTATACAACGAAGATGCTCAAGATGTACGTAGTGCATTCGAAAGCTGGATGAATAGCATTAACGAACACGTTAATAACGTTGGTGTTAAAAATCCTAGAGACTATCAATCTGATCTTATTGTTCAGCAACTTGATAGACAAAAGGGCGTAACAAAAGAATATGATATCCGCGGTGCATTCCCAGTGAATGTTAGCGCTATCGATTTGAGTTATGATGCTAATGACGCTATTGAAGAATTCACAGTTGAGTTCGCTTATCAGTACTGGGAATCCAGAACTACAAGCTAACTTAAAAGATTAAATAACATATCCCGCTGGGGCGTAAAAACTCCAGCGGGATTTTTATTATAAATAATCTATATGGAATTATTTGGTTATCAGATTACAAAAAAAGTAGCTTCGAAAGAAGTTAAAAAAGAGAAAGATTTAATATCTTTTGCTCCAAAACCAGAAGATGATGGAGTAGCGGCAACTGTTGCTGCAGGTGGATACTATGGTCAATATATTGATTTAGATGGTACTGCTTCATCAAATGATAGAGACTTAATAATTAAATATAGAGAAGCAGCACAACAGCCTGAATGTGATTCAGCTATTAGCGATATTGTCGATGCTGCTATTGCTTCAGCGAGTGTTGGAGCTCCAGTAACGATTACACTCAATGAGTTAGATCAACCAGATAGTATTAAAAAGCAAATTACCGAGGAGTTTGATAACATACTATCGCTTTATAAATTTAATAAAACAGGAGAAAACCTGTTTCGTAAATGGTACGTTGATGGACGTATATATTTTCATGTTATCATCGATGACAAAAATCCTAAAAGAGGTATTTTAGAACTTAGACCAGTTGAATCTCTTTTTATGAAAAAGATAAAAGAGGTTAAAAAGGTAACAGATACTAAAACTAATGTTGCTGTACCAAAGGTTATTAATGAATATTATGTTTATTCAGAAGATTATAGCGGTTCAGGAGCTGGTGTCGTTGGTAGTGATCAAAATACCTCTATATCGGGTGTTAAGATCTCAAAAGATGCTATTATTGATGTAACATCTGGCCTTTTAGATGCTACACAAAAAAGAGTAATTTCGTATTTACATAAAGCCCTAAAGCCGGTTAATCAACTTAGAATGATGGAAGATTCTTTGGTGATGTACCGTTATTCAAGAGCACCAGAAAGAAGAATCTTTTATATCGATGTTGGTAATTTACCGAAAGGTAAAGCCGAAGAATACGTTCAAGGAATTATGAATAAGTATCGTAATAAACTTGTTTATGATGCCTCAACTGGAGATATTAAAGACGATCGTAGACATATGTCTATGCTAGAAGATTTTTGGCTACCACGAAGAGAAGGTGGTAGAGGCACCGAAATTACTACTTTACCAGGAGGAGAAAACTTAGGTCAAATTGATGATATCCTATTCTTCCAAAAGAAGCTATATAAAACTCTTAATGTTCCAATTACTCGTCTCGAGGCCGAAGATTCGTTTAATCTTGGTAGAGCTTCTGAAATATCAAGAGATGAGGTGAAGTTCCAAAAGTTCATTGATCGTATTCGTAAAAAATTCTCTGCTATTCTTATTGAGGCACTTCATATACAGCTTATTCTAAAGGGAGTTATCAGTCAATCTGAATGGGAAGATATTGTAGAAGATATTTCAATTGATTTTATTGAAGATAATTATTTCTCAGAATTAAAAGAAAATGAGATTTTAAAAGAAAGAATTGATATGCTTGATTCATTAAGCGATCATATCGGTAAATTCTATTCTACTAAATGGATTCGTAATAATATTTTACGTCAAAGCGATGAAGATATTGAACGAATTGATAAAGAAATTGAAGATGAGGGTCCAATTGATGATGATCAAGATGACTTCTAAAACGCAAAAATTATAAATATATAAATATGGAACAGACAAACACAGAAAATCTTTTTAATTCACTTGTGGGTGGAGATATGGATGATATTCAATCTTCATTTGAAACTGCAATTGGTGAAAAATTACAACAGGCTTTAGAGATTCGTAAGGTAGGTCTTACATCTGAAGTCTTTAATGAGGCTGCGGTTAACGAATCTACCGATCTAACAGAAGCAAAGCTCGAAGAGCCAAAATCTAAAGGTGATTTAGCCGATCTGCTTAAAAAGGCAAAGCAAATTCGTGGAGTATCGGATGACGAATATATGCTCTGGTATGGTAACTTAGATATGAAAATGTTTGATGCTTGGGATAAGATGGTAAAGAAAGACCCAAACTATAAGAAAGCATATAAGCTTGGTTATGATGGTGGATCTGATAAAAACCCTCATAAGTCTGGAACACTTGCTGCAGCTATTTGGGATGATCAATATGCAACTGGAGCATTCGACGCATAAAATTTATGAAATTAATTACAGAGCATATTGAATCGGTACAATATATTACCGAAGCAAACGACAAAGGTGAAAAAAATGTTTTCATCGAAGGCGTTTTTATGCAAGCGGAGCAAGAAAACCGCAATAAAAGAATTTATCCTAAAAACGTATTGGCTGAAGCAACTGCTAAATACGTTAAGGAACAAGTTAAAAGTGGTCGAGCTGTTGGTGAATTAAATCATCCAGATGGTCCACAAATTAATCTTGATAAAGTTTCACACCGTATTACTGACCTTAAATGGGAAGGTAATGATGTTGTTGGAAAAGCGCTAATCCTTGACACACCAATGGGTAAAATTGTGAAAGGTCTCGTTGAAGGTGGAGTTAAGCTTGGCGTTTCAAGTCGTGGTATGGGTACTGTTGAGAGAAGGGAAAATAAAACGTATGTAAAGGATGATTTCATTCTAAATACGATTGATATTGTTCAAGATCCCTCTGCACCGTCTGCCTTCGTTGAAGGTATTATGGAAGGTGTAGAATGGGTTTGGGATAATGGCCTTCTAAAGCCTCAACAAATTGAAGAATATGAGACAGAGATCAGAAAAGTATCTTCAAGTCGTCTCTCTGAGGCACAAGAAAATATTTGGCAGGATTTCCTCTCCAAACTCTAATCTATAAAGAAAGTAAATATATGTCAGAAGATATTATTGAAGACATCACTGAAGAAGCTTTGCTTGAGGATCAGGAGCTTGTGCAGGATACTGCCGAAGAAGTGACTGAAGCACAAAGCTATTCTGATGCAATTAGAAGCGTTCTTTTAGGAGAATCTAAAGCGTCCAAGAAAGAAGAATCCGATGATGAAGAGGAGGAAGAAGACGAAGACGAAGAAGAGGAAATGGAAGAAGGTTATAAAAAGAAAACTGAATCTGAAGATGAAGACGAAGAGTCTGAAGACGAAGAGGAAGAAGAAGAAATGGAAGAAGGCTACATGAAAGCTTCTAAGTCCAAGGAAGAAGAATCCGATGAAGAGGAGGAAGAAGACGAAGACGAAGAAGAGGAAATGGAAGAAGCTAAACAACCTACCGCAACCGGCGATGCCGAAGATGCAGTTATTGTTAAAGATGGAGAAGCTGAAGCTGATGCTACTGCTTCTGAAATCAAGAAAACATCTAAATCTGGTGGTAAACAACCTGCAGCCGCAGGTGATGCTAAAAAGGTAAAACAGCCAACTGAAGTAGATTCTGTTAAATCTGTTGACGCAGCTACTAAAGTAAAAGTAGCAGAAGATCTTGATCTTCTTATTTCTGCTGAAGCAAATTTAACCGAAGATTTCAAATCAAAAGCATCGGTATTGTTCGAAGCTGCTGTATCTCAAAAGATTGTTTCTGAGAAACAGCGTCTACAAGAAGAATATCAAGAAAACCTCGTTGAAGAAGTTACTGAAATTAGAGAAGGACTTATCGCTAAGATCGATGATTATCTTAATTATGTCGTTGAGTCTTGGGTTGAGGAAAATCAAGTTGCAGTAGATTCAAAACTTCGTACTGAAATCGCTGAAAACTTTATGGGTTCGCTTAAGAATCTATTCGTTGAAAGCTATATTGAAGTACCTGATGCAAAGGTTGATTTGTTCGATAATCTTGAAAAAGAAACTTCTCAAGTTAAAGAAAGCCTAGAAAAAGCAACTGCTGAAGTAACCGAACTTTCTGAAAAGGTCGAAGAACTTACTCGTGAAAAAATTATTTCTGAGCAAACTAAAGACCTTGCTGCTACACAAGTAGAAAAAATGAAATCTCTTACTGAAGAAGTTGAATTTGTATCTGAAGAGGCATTTGCTGAAAAAGTTGCAACAATCAAATCTTCTGTTTTCTCATCTTCAAAATCGAAAGAAATCATTGAAGATACAGAATCTGAAACTGAAATTATCGTAGAGGGTATGACCGATGTTAATGAACATTTGTCGAATGATATGAAAAAATATCTTTCTGCTCTCACAAGAATTAAAGAAAATGAACCTAACGGTAAATAATTTACCACACTTACAACAATATAAAATAGAAAGAAATTAAAAAAATGTTTAACGCAGAACAAGACATTAAAAAGTGGGCACCTGTGCTCGAGCACGCTGATGCCCCCGCAATTCAGGACAACTATCGTAAAGCTGTAACAGCTAAGCTTCTTGAAAATACTGAAACAGCTCTTAAGCAAGAGGCTAGTCAGTTTGGTTCTCTTAATGAAAACCATCAAACAACTAGTGCTGTACAAAACTTCGATCCTGTCCTTATCTCGCTTGTACGTCGTGCAATGCCTAATCTCATTGCTTATGATATCGCTGGTGTTCAGCCAATGAGCGGACCAACTGGTCTTATCTTCGCGATGAAGAGCCGTTACAATAACACATCATCTAGCCCAAGCGGTGACAAGATTGGTACTGATGATCTAGAAGCATTCAGACCTGATAATGGCGCTGGTGATACAGGCGAGCCTGATACAGCATTCTCTGGCACATCTGGTTCTTTGGCTGGTGTTGACGGTGAAGGCATGTCAAAGGAGGCTGGCGAAGCACTTAGCGGAGATAGTTTCGGTGACATGGGCTTCACTATCGAGAAGGCCGCTGTTGAAGCTAAGACTCGTGCGCTTAAAGCTGAATACACAATGGAGCTTGCTCAAGATCTTAAGGCTATCCACAATTTGGATGCTGAATCCGAGCTTGCTAACATTCTTTCGACAGAAATCCTTGCTGAAATCAATCGCGAAGTTATTCAAACTATCAATGCGGTTGCAAAGCCTGGTTTCCAGAACGATGCAGTATCTCCTATTAATAACGTTTTCGACCTTGCTACTGATGCCGATGGCCGTTGGGCAGTTGAAAAGTTCAAGAGCCTTATGTTCCAAATCGAGATCGAAGCGAATCAAATCGCTAAGGAAACTCGCCGTGGTAAAGGTAACTTCATCGTTTGCTCGAGCAATGTAGCTTCTGCTCTTGCTGCAGCCGGTGTTCTAGATTACTCCCCAGCTCTTGCTACTAACCTTAATGTCGATGATACCGGTAATACCTTCGCAGGTGTTCTCAATGGTCGTACTAAGGTTTATATCGACCCATACGCTGGTTCTGATTACGTAACTGTTGGATATCGTGGAACTAACCCATACGATGCTGGTATGTTCTACTGCCCATACGTACCACTCACTATGGTTCGTGCAGTTGACGAATTGACATTCCAACCGAAGATGGCATTCAAGACACGCTATGGTATGCAACAAAACCCATTTGTTGGTACTGCAGCCGGTGTTGGTGTCGTTAACGAAAATCCTTACTTCCGTACCTTCGGCGTTAGTAATATTAACGTCGCTGGCTAATTAAGTAAGTCATAACAATTCACTTAAGTGGAGGTCTTTCGGGGCCTCCACTTTTTTTGTATAAATATAAACATGACACAGCTAACAGACAACTTTAATATGCTCTCTCCGACTGGTTTTAGAGTAACTATTGAATCACCTAAGTTTTCGAATCTCGAATACTTTATTACAACAATCAATCTTCCTACAATCAATTTACCCGAGGTTTCATCTGGTTTTAAGAATTATCAAGGATTTGTTGCGGGAGATACTGTTACATATGATCCGCTTGACGTAACGTTTTTGATTGATGAAGATATGAAAAATTATACCGAGGTGTATAATTGGATAAAGTCAAATGCGAATGAGGCGATTCCACAGAAACATGATATTATTTTATCAATTATGAGTAGTCATAATAATCTTAATAAACAAATTAAGTTTACGAATGCACTACCAACTTCTTTAGTAGGGGTTGAATTTACAACACAAGCTACTGATATTGAATATTTGCAAAGTACTATAAGCTTTAGGTATGATTACTTCGAAATAATTAAATAAATCTACATTATAAATAATTTTATATTATGATACTTGATGACATATTGAAGATGTGGGGTGAGGACGTAAAAATTGATGATCTCAACCTCGATGAAGAAACAGTTAAATCCGCGAAGCTGCACTCAAAATATCTTGAGCTGTTTTCTTTAGCCAAATTACAGTTAAAGAAAAATGAGATGGAACTCGATAAGATGCGAAAGGATAAGTGGCTTTACTATAATGGTAAAATGACAAAAGAGCAGATTGATGAAAGATCTTGGAAATATGATCCATTTGATGGAATGACAAAGCCATTAAAATCTGATATGGATATGTACTATAAAACCGATGAAGACATTATACGTATTACCGGAAAGATCGAATATCAAAAAACAATAGTTGAAACTCTTGAAGAAATTATGAACAATCTTCGGTGGAGACATGGTCATATTAAGAATATTTTAGAGTTTAAGAAGTTTACATCTGGAGTCTAATGATTCGTATACGAAAGAAAAATGAAGCTCAATTAGTGGTTGAATCAGAAGATTCAGG